GTTCCGCCCGCCGGGTGAAATCTTTTGACCAAAACGCTTTTTCGGCCAGTTTTCCCGCCGTGTTTTCCGCTCCAAAAGAGAGGTTTTTACACGCAAAAAATCCCGCCGGGGCATGGGCGTTTTTTACGGGATTTTTCCCGGCGCATATTATGTACGCGCGCGCGTGGCCCGCTCGGCCAACTCGTCCACCATCGGCACTTCTTCCAGCACCTCACCCAGCCGTTCCACGGCCCTGCCGTGCCAGTTCCGCGCCGTGCTGTCCGGCACACCCAGCTTGCCGGAAATTTTTGTCCAACTGTACCCACGAATCAGCCGCATGATTATGACCGGCTTGTACTTACCGTTCACCGCGTCCAGTGCGCCCCGGATGTTGGCCGCGTCGCCCTCTAAGACCGCCACCTGTACGCCGATTTCCTGCAAGCGGTTTTTCACGCCGTTTTCGATCACGCGCACGGCCAGCGCCTCGGTGGGGTTGCCGGGTGCCGAACTATGCGGCATACCGTCCATAGCAAGGCCGCCCAAGCCGTTGTATTCATCTTCCAGCGCGTCACGCTCCCGTTTAAGCAGCTTGATAGCCTCCGGGATTCCCCCGTAATATTTGACGATATGCTTTACCGTTTCGCTCCGCATACCCAGCACCTCCATTGTCTGTAAATCAGAACAGCGTCTTGCCGAAAATCGGCTCCGTTGCTCCGCTGGTGTCCACCTCCACCGTGTCGTGAATGATCTGCCCGATCTTCCGCGCCAGCACGGCGTACCCGTAATACTCGCCGTCCTTTGTACACTCCCCAAACTGGCGGAAATTGCCCTCGGTTTCGGCTGCCACCACGGCCACGCGGTCAGCGCCAAAGCCCAGCGCCTTGTGCATAGCCTGCACATAGATTTTCATAACCGTGTCCGCCGCCTCGCGCCGGGCGGCAAGCTGCACCGCCTCCCGCTCCGTCTTGGGGGCAGACAGCGCAGGCAACAGAAACGGTGGCATGAACCACCACACCGCAGCTTCCAGCGTTGCTTTTGCCCGTTCCTCTCCGCGCACCTGCTTTTCAAGCGAAAACTTGGCCGAAATCTCGTTGGCGCAGTCCACAACGCGCTGCAAGCGCATTTCACCAATGCCGTATTTGTCGTAGATCGCCGCCAAAATGCACAGCACCAGCACATTTGCCGTTGCCTCCCGGTGATCGTCCAGCCGTTCGGCCTCGGTCTTGCCGGTACGCAAAAAGCGCCGCTGTGCCTGCATGGCCGCGTTCCGGGCGTAGTAACTCGGTGTAGTATGCCGTCTTTTCATCCCAAAGCCTCCTGTTTCTCAATTTCCCGGCCACAAAGCGGGCAAAAATCAATGCACAGCACATTCAGCCCTCCGCCGTCGTGCAGGGTGTCAGTACAAAGGCGCGGGTTGCCGTCCTCGCCCCACTCCACCCAAAACAACATACCGCTGGTGGTTTCCATGCGCTGGTGCCGCTCACACAGCGGGCACGGGCGCTTTTCTTGGTTCTTCATGGGTTCAGCCCTCCTTTTCCAGCTCTCGCCAGCGTTTCAGGTCGTCTTTGTCCTCTGCGGTGATGATCTCGGTAAATTTCCACCCCGCCGGGCGGGCGATCTGTTCTAAGAACACCCGCCGCCGCACAGGGTAGTCACGCTGCATACGCCGGACAAACTTGCTCTTGATCTCCACGATCTCAACGGTTCCGTCGGCGTATTTCAGCCGAAAGTCCGCCGTATAGCGTATGGGGCGCAGCTTCATGGTGCCGTATTCACCCGCCGGGAACAGCGGGAACGCGGGGTGCTGTTCACACTCAACGATCTCGCCCCGCGCCATCTTTGGCAGTACGGTTCCCGTGTAAAATTCATACTCTCCCCGGCTATCAAAATCCCTGCCTGCTGCCTTGGCCTGCTTCACCGCCTCGGCCAGCGGGTCAGCGGCGCGGCGTTTCCGGGCGGCAAGCTGCTGTTCAGCCTGCGCACGGTAGCGCGGTGGCAGGTCGTCCAACTCCATGTTCATTGCTGCGCGTTCTCTTTCTGTTCTGCCCGCATATCGGCAGCATGGAGTGCATAGACAAGCGGCGTTGCGGCCATAGCGGCGGACAAAACCTTGCTGCCGCCCTTGGCCGCGTCGTCATACGCGCCCATGTGCCAGCGGATAGCCAGCGCCTCGGCGTCGGTCAGCAGCATAAAGCGCTGCACCAAAAAGGCAGACTTCTCCCCGTGACCGAACGGGAATTTTTCGCGCACGGTATAGCAGGGCACAGTTTCCCACTTGCCGTCGCTGTTCTTCTGATTTCTTGTGCTTTGGGCATAAAAATCTGCCTTGCAAATGTCATGCAGCAGCGCTACAACGGCATAGGTTTCTGCCGTGGGCACACCTGGCACCCGCCCCGCGCCGATCAACTCATAGTACACATTCAGGCTATGCTCCACCAGCCCGCCGGGGTAGCTGCCGTGGTAGTGGGTGCTGGCCGGTGCCTCGAAAAAGTCCGTGCTTTCCAGCCATTCCAGCAGTTCCGCCGCGCCCGGCCTGTGAATCTGCGAGGTGAAAATCTCAATAAAGCGTTCCTTGTTGTCCATAGTCATTGCCTCCCAACTTCTGCAATCCCGTACACGCTGTCAACTTCCTGCTTGGTAATATTCCGGCGTTTCAGCATGGCGGTGATTTCCTGTTTCTGTTCTTGGTAAACATCTTCATACGCGAAGAAATAGCGTAATTCCGGGTTGAACATTGACCGCAGGCTCAAACGCACAACCGTGTGTTCGTCAATTTCCATCGGAACCACATACACGGCAATTTGCCCGGTCTGACTGTTGACCTCCCGGCAAATCACGATAACTTTTTTCACGCACAGCATAGACCCGTGCCCCTTTCTTACCTGTTCATTCTCGGCGTAACCTTGCGCCCCGGTGTGCCGTGCCAACACTCCGCCCGTCGCATAATCACGGTGGTGTGCCGCCACCCGGCATTGCTTACCCGCGTTTCCACCCGGTTTAGTGTGTAGCCGGGGTATTTCCGCTCCCAGTACGCCACATCGTCGATGTACAGGGTGCTTGCCTCGTCCAGCTTCTTGCGGCTCCACTTGGTATCGTTCGGCGGCGGTGTTTTCGGCTTTTCAAGGCCACGGCTCTGCCGCCAGCTCCGGGCGCACCGCTTGTTCTTGCTGATATACCGCACAAGGCTTTCAACGCTGCCGTGGTCAACATCCAAGTATTCACAGCGGGTAAAGCCAATCTGCCCGGCCTTGTCTGCCCATAGCTGTTCCAGCACATCACGGGTCAGGCCGTCGGTGTGCTGTATGATCGCGTGGTGGTGGTGCCGCCCGCAGGCTGTGCCATCCTCCTGCACGGTGCAATACTCTGTGGCGGCAACCCACTTGGGGCGCTGTACGCCGTTCTTATCGCACCAACGGTACAAGCGCTTTATGTAGTTCGTCAAATCGCGGTCAGCCTTGGCCGTGTCGCCCGGCTCCGGGTGGTGGTCGTCGTCATAGGTGCCCGTCCACGAAAAATCCCCCTTGCCGAAGTTGGCATTGACAAGCTGCACATGGTAGCGCTTGGCCCTGTTGTCGTTGTAGGTCTGCTGTGCAAGGGTGCTTGCCTCCTTGCGCTTGGCACGGCGGCCTGCTTTGTGCTGTTTCGGGGTCACGGGGTATAGATCAACCTCCATGTAGGGGGCAGTGGCGTAACTCTTGCCGCAGATGTGCTTTTGCTCTCTGTAATAGATCGACTTCACAGCTTTTGCCCCTCTCCCAAGGTGGTTACTTCCCATGCGGGGGCTACACCCCCGCACCCCTGTATTATTTTCTTCTTGCTGGAATACCACACTCTGCTCCGCAGGCAAGGGGAAACACCGGGCGGCTCTCTTTCCGTCCTGCTGTTGGTCAGGCGGTGCCCACCGCCCTCGTTTCCCCCTTGACCCCTTTCCCCGGCATTTCTGCCGTGGTGCTTAACTTAATGCTGATATACCAGCCCCAAACCGCCCAAGGCGGTATTTTTTTAGCCCGCCGCAGCGCGGCAAGGCTAAAAAATCAAGCAGCCGGGCGTGGCACAATCCCGCTCCGCGCCCGGCCTGCAAGGCTTATTCTGTTTTTTGCCCTCAATAGGGCTTGCCGATGTAATCAAGGATTTTGCCAAGGCCAAGGCCCGTTTTATCCGGCTTTAACTCGCCGTTTTCAAAGTGCCCGCCGTATATGCAGTATTTGTACTGCGCCGGGTGTGTCTGCTTCATGCGCTGGAACCTGTTCGGCTCCTTGTCGCTCATAATCCCGAACATACAGTACATACAACCTGTTCTGTCGCAGCCCGTCGTAGTCAATTTCGGCGGGAACTCCTCGTCGAACATCTGCAACTGCATATTTTCTTCCACGATCTCGCCGTACACCGGCGCATAGGGTATGCCGGTCTGTTTCAGGTATTGCAGCACATCTTGCTCTGTCCAAAATGACATCGGCTTTGACATGGGCCGTTCTGAATCGTACGAATTACAGCCGTACCGCAGCCACGATGCTTTCCGCTGTTCCGATTCCTCGGTCATAGTGGCAACTATCGGCTTGCGCCCGGTTTCCTTTTCGTACTTCTTGGCTGGGCCTTTCTTCATAACATCACAACATAATTGCGAAGTTGAAAACGGTGCCTCGATCATGAACTTGTACTTCTTGTAGCGTTCCTTGAATTTGCTTGGCTTTCCGCGCTTGTCCAGCCCGTCCAGCCGGTTTAGTGCCCATTGTGAACCGTGCCGGGCGTAGTAGATCACCTTTGCAACTTCTTTCCCGATCACCGGGTAGCCGTATTTTGTCAGCACTTCCGGGAAAGTCAGCTCCGGCGTCAGCACTTTAAGGTCAACGGGGATTTCATACTGCCTTTCCAGCCACTTTGCAAAATACTTTACGAACTTCTGGATTTCCGGGTATTCAAGCCCCGTGTTCACAAACACCAAATGGAGCGGTTCTTTTCGGTTCGGGCACCAAAAGGCTTGATACGCTCTCGCCGTCAAGTCCGCCAAAACCGTGCTGTCCTTTCCGCCGCTGAATGAAATGTACACATTCCAGTCATACCGGCCTATCCACTCAATGATTCTTGTTTGCGTTACTTGAATTTTCCGTTGAAGTGACCACGCCCGCATAGTTTCCAAGTCCTGCTTTGTGTACTTGGTTTCACTCTGCATGGCCGTCCTCCATTCCGATCTGCTCCGCGTCCTCGTCCTGCTTGTCCGGGTCTGCCTCGTCTAAAGCCCGTTCCTGCTCCCGCATATACTGGCTCACACAGGCGCTTTCAAACTCGCTCAAATCCTCCAAGAACTGCTTGGTTATGATCTTCACGGGCACAAACCCGGCCAGCACTTCAAACCCGTCTTTGATAACCACATACGGCGCACCGCCAGCGGTCTTGCGCACAACGGTCTGTATGTAGTCGCTGTTCTTGACCACATCGGCAATGGGTGCAATCAGCGCGGAATCGTAGAAGATCAGCTCCCCGGCGTTGCCATACATAAGGCCAACCAGCCCCATGCCCTTGTAGAACATTTCCAGCGGCACCCGCCGCGCCTCCTGTTCCAGCGGGTCAGCGTCCGTCAGGTTCACGCCAAAGTCCGCCCCTGCGGTTTCGGCGTACTTCTCGTCAAAGAACATCTTTTCCCACGCCTTGCTGTCAATGTCCAGCACTGCGCCTACCTGTTCCTTGCCCTCCATTTCGGGCAGCTCCGTGGCGTTGTACAGCGCCAAGCGGGTGCCCAGCCAAATGCCGCTGTCGTCCGCATGGATTACCATGCAGTAGCTTTCGCTCTTGGCTCGTTTCACAAACTTGCTCAACTTCATGGCGCGGCTCCTTTCAGCCCAGCAGGCACAGCACACACAGCTTGATAATTGCCAGCGGCCCCAGCACGGCGGCGATTGCCCACGCAATGCAGGCAAAGATCACCAGCAGGCCAACCAGTGCGGCGAAAATAGCTTTCAAAACTTCCATAGTGCCCTCATTTCTCCGCCGCGCTATCGCTTGGCGGTCAGTGTTTCAGTGTCCGGCGTTTCAGTGCTTCTTGAAATAAGCGGAACGGCCCCCGACGTAGCCGTGGGCATCGGAGCGCGGGTTGTACAGGTTGGAATGGAACACCCCGGCGCTGCCGCCATCGTACCAGCGGCCACCGCGAACCAGTATGTATTCGCCCTCGGTGCTGTCCACATAGCACCCTGCCTTTTCCTCCCCGGCAAACAGGGCCAGCGCCCGCAGCTGCTCACTGTCGCAGTTCATCCGCACATTCCCCCACGCGCAGCCGCAGTAGTCACGGTGAATGCTCGGATAGGTGTTAAAGGTGATCTTGTTATCTTCCACCGCAACATACAGCGGGTGGCCCTCCGCATCCGTGATCGGTTTCCATCCGTCGCCGCACTCGGTCAAGTCCGTTTCAGGCAGGGCCGCGTCGTTGTTCTCCGCTGCCCACAGCGCCCCGTCACGGATTCTTACACCACGGGCAAACTCCCAAATGTTGCCGCAAAGATCATGTACGCCGCTGTCCGTGTGGTCGTGCGTCCAAGTGGCTGGGCCGCTGCCGGTCAGCGTTTTGTAGCTGTCCTCAATGATAACGCCCCGCTCCTTGTCGTCACCGTGCCAGTGGGAACAATTCGTGTTGCCGTGGGGCAGGGTGCCCAGCTTCAAACTGGTGTCGGCCAGCAGGCCCCATTCCGCCGCCGTCAGGCAGTGCCAACCCTCGCCCTTGGAGAAACACGCCTGCGCGAACTCCTCCATCGTGATATTTGTGACCGGCTCCTGCAATGGCAGGCTGTACGGCTTGCCGTTAATCATGGTGTTTTCGTAGACGGAAATATAAATTTCGTCGTACACCTCGCCGCCGATGATGAACGCCGGGTGTACCGCGTCGCTGCCGCCGAAAAGCTCCTTGTTGGTCACGCGGCGGAACCTGTGCATGATGGAGGGAATACCGGCGTTGTCGTAGATCGCCACCACATCATGCTCCACGCCCGGCGCGGGCTGCTCCCTACGGCGCAGCTCCTCGTCGTTGCGCAGGATTTCCCGCTTGATCTCCTCCGGCGCGGCGCTCAAATCCTCGGCACTGCCGCAATTTGCGGCGCAGCGCTCCGCGTCCTGCTGCACATAGCCCAAAAAGGCGGCGGCCTGTCTGCCCACAAACTCGCTCTTACCCTCGGCGGCCATGCTAAGTCCAAAGTAGTTGCACAGAATCTTTGCCATTTTCTTTATCTCCTTTCGCCCACGGTAACATAGGCGGTTTTTCTGCTGTTCAGCTCCAAATCCACCGGCGCTTTGCAGGCAAGGCAGGTGTGCGTCACCCGGTCAGCGGTCAGGTTGGTTTTGTAGCTGAAACTCTTGCCGCACTTGCAGTGCATAAACAGCGGGCGCAGCTTTTCCAGCGGCGTTTCGTGTCCGCACTCGCCGCACTTGTACCCGTATGTTTCATGCTTGGCGCAAAACGCCTTGATCGCGCCGCACTCCTCGCACTGCACAATCAAAAAGCCCCTGTACGGCCCTTGGTCTGCGTCCGGGTCGGCGCTTTTCCAAGTGTCGCGGGCACCGAACATCCGCTCCACGCGGCTGCCGCGCCTGTCCTCCCGGTGCGGTACTGCCCGTCGCTCCGTGTTGGCCGGGCCGCTCTCGCCGTTCAGCGGCACCACCTGCCCGGTGGCGGTATCCTCCAAGAATACCTTGCCGCCCTGCACATACGCCCGGAACGCGCCGCACTGGCACATCCTGCGCACATCCGAAATACTGGTACTTTCCATTGTCTTGACCTCCTGCGTTTTATGTTAGATGGAACAGGCTTGTTTGGCTGGTGTAGTCCAAAAAGCGCTGTTCCTCTGCTGCGTAATAGGTCGGGTCGATCTCAAACCCGATAAAATCCACTCCGGCCTCGTAAGCGGCAATTCTGCTGCTCCCGCTCCCCAAGTGGGTGTCCAGCACCCGGCACCCCGGCGCGGCGTAGTTCTGAAAAATCCAGTCATACAGCGCCACCGGCTTTTGCGTCGGGTGGATTCTCGCCTCGTTCAGCTTTTTGTTGCCCTGCATGATATGCCCCTCGGCAATGCTCTTGCCTTGCAGCATACCGTTCCACATGAACCTGAACAGGCGCACGGTGTTGAATATGTCAGTTGCGGCCAGCTCACAGTCTGAAAAGCTGGTTCCTTTCTTGCATTTATCCCACACGATTCTGCCGGGTGCGAACTCATAGTTGAAGTAGTTGCAGCCCCACACAATGTAGTGCTTGGAAACTCTGCGCAGCTCGTCAAAGTACGCCCGCCCCGGTATTTCCCACGCGGGTGATACCGGGTAGTCGCGGTACACGCCGATTTTGCTGACCTTGCTGCCGTAATAGCCCCGGCGTTCCGGCCCGCTGAAATACGGCGGGTCAACCACTGCAAGATCAAAGAACCCATCCGGGAATTGTGCCATGCCCTCCATGCAATCCATGTTGTAGCACTGGTTTAGTTCAAGCATTGATGATCTCCGTTGTAAACGACTGCCATCGACGGGAACGGTGCAGGCGGAAACCTGTTTCCGTCCTCGTCCTCAAAGTGCAGCCGCCCACGCAAAAAGCGGATTTCCGCTTTCCCGTATATGTAGTCATGGAAATAGGCCGTGTCTGTTCTTGCCGGTATCAGCAGAACCACCGTTGTTCCGGCCTGTGCCTCCTCATAGGCTTTGCGTACCCACGCCCCAAGCGCCCGGCCATACGGCGGGTTGCAAAACACGCTGCCCCCCCCGATATTCCACGGGGCTGTCAAGCCGTCCGTTTCCGGGGTGTAGAACTGCTTGCATTTTGCGCTTTTTTCCGTGGCCGCTGCGTCCAAAGTAAAATGAAACTCCGCGTTCAGGGTATCGAAAAAGCCTTGCGGTGTGCAGTAGTCCATCTTCTTGCTGCTCAAAAGTGCGCCGTTCATCTTCTGTTCCTTTCGTGGCGTGGCATTTTCACCGGCACAGCGTCCGGCCCAACTGCCCAAACTTTCACATCGTCGATGATCTCCAACCAGTCGCAGCCCCAATACTCCGCCGCGTTCAGCATGGCGGCATAGTTGGAGGTGTGCGGCACGATCACTTCACCAAATCGCGGGTGAACCACCCGTGCGCAGGTCTTGGCGTTCCAGCGGCTTTCCCGCGCCCGCCGGGCGGCAAGGGTCATGTCCTTATAAGGATTCACGCGCCCACTCCGCTTTGTCGGCCTGCCCGTAAAACCCGTGGGCAAGCCATACGCCGAAAACGAACAGGAACAGCCCGGCCAAGCCGTAACCGATGATCTGCCCGATCTCGCACATACCGCCAGCGCCCAGCAGCATAAGGAACCCCAGCATGGCAAGCACGGCACCGACGCGCTCCTGCAAGCGGGTCAGCTTCCGGGCGCGGGCAGCGGCATTTTTCCGCCGGGTCATTTCCTTTTTGTACTGCGCCGGGGTATAGGCTTTAATGGTCTGCCCCTCCGGGCTGGTCTTGATCTCAATGTACCGCACTTGCACTTTTGACTTCCTCCTTTAATGCCGCTCCTGCAACTCCTGCCGCCGGGCGTAGATTTTGCTCTGTGCCAGTTCAGCGCTGTAACCGCCGCGCCCGTTCGCGTCCATCTGCCCGGTGTCGCCTCGCGCCCGCTCGTGGTAGACCGTCGCCAAACTAACACCCAGCTTTTCGGCAATGTCGTTCATGTGCCAACCTTGGAGGTAGAGCTTCTCCATTTCTTGGCGGTCACTGTAACTCAAATGTTTATACTTCATGGTGTCGTCCTCCCTCCTTGCTGTTTTTGGGTAAAAAAATAAGCGCGAAAGAAGTTTTTCAACTTCTTTCGCACTTATTCTAATATCTCGGC